AGGTTCTAGTTCTTTGGCAAGCTGTGCTCTATTAATAGCCATATCCTATCTCCTATATTCCTGATGTTGAGTCCATAAAATGAACGTTAAGTTTTACGACCGCTAATCGGCCTGCTGCAGTTTTATCAACCGCGCCTTCTGCTACTGAAGCTTCGTCATCAAATCCTACAACTTTCATATTTAATGAAGCAGTAGTATTAACTGTTGCTACATCTAGTTCTCCTAAAGAGTAACCAGTTGTATTGTTTCCAGTAATTGCTGTTGCGAAGTTAGCATTAATAAACAGATTTGCATCGCCCATTGCTCCGTTACAATTAATAACGAATAATGCGTGAGGGTTATCTGCTACATAAGCTATAGCTTCTGTTGACGGCTTGATTGCCGCATATCCAGGCCAGTATGGTGCCCATGTTGGAGTTCCATCAGTTGCAATGTATTTACAACCCATGAAGACACCTAACAAAGGTACAGTACCGCCTGCCGCAGCGCCAGGTACATCTATTAATCCGCTAGCTAGAGGGATGACTGGAGTTCCAGTCCAAATCAAACTTGTTGTTCCACTACTTGAGCCTTCAAAGTTAATAGGATACGCATTAACGCCTTGGTTATTATAATTTGAGCCTGATCTTTCGTAAGGACGAAGACCAAAAGCTGCATCTATATTAGCCATAATTTGTCTCCTTTAGACAATGTTGGTGTAACATAGATCTTAACCATTAAGATTTTTTGTTTCCACCGCCAAATGTAACCCGAGATTGCCTTTCTTTCGAAATAGGCATGGAAGGGTGCTCTTCCTTCATAAGATCGTTGTCAACGGATTGCTGTTGATCGTTAGTTAAATTAGCGAAATATTCATCTCTATCTTCTTTAACCTCAATCGGGCAACGCATTAACATTAATCCACCAACTGCTATAATGCCTTTGAACTTACCATCGGATAATACCGGTAGGTCTAGTCTATCAGGATATTCATCTGCTCTCACAGGTTCATAACCTGATCTGATTCTAGAAGTGACATTCTTATCGTCTGTCATTCCTCTAAATTCAAACCTTACCCACCTATGGTGATAACCTTCGGGCGGTTCAGGGGCTTCTAAGTTAGAAGGTGGAACCCAACCTCTTTTACGAGCGTTTACTTCACGGGTTTCGTTTTTGCGTGAAGTTGTTTTTTTATTTGAATCAGTCATTTACGCCTCCTTCACGTGTTTTGCGTACTCTTCAAGTGGCACACCAAGTTTCTTTGCTATTGCAACCTGTGAGGGTGTGAGTCTCACAACTTTGCGTCCAGTTTTAGTCGATCGATTTGCAGAAGCAACGGCTTGGACGGGTTTTCCATTACTACTATTTTCCTCTACTTTACTATCTTTAAAGCGATTGGGAAACTCTTTTTTAATTCTTTTGTCTATTTCTTCGTAATACTCCTCAGATGAAGGATCAAATCCTTCTTGATCAGTTAATTGTTGATGCAAGCCATAAGCTGCATAAGTCATTACTTGATCTTCACCAAACCAAGGATTATCTTCAGCCCACTTAACAGCTTTAGGATCTGGTTTAGGAGCAGGTCTTGGAGAAGGAGCTGTGTTAACAGGCGTCTCTTTGACCTCTTTGTTTTTTTCTAGTTTTATTTTTTCTCTTTTAACTCTATCTTCTTCTTGAGTTAAAGCAGCTATCTCTCTTTGATAGTGCACTTGAGCATCAACATCTCCATTTGTTATAGCATTTTTTAAATTAGATTTTGCAGATTCAATTTGAGAAGTAACTCGTGCTGTAATATCATCTACGTAAGCACTATTACTATTAGTAAATCTTGTATTTAATTTTTGATTTTCTTCATGAACTTTTTTAGCATATTCTATTGCTGCCTGTTCTTTACGTTCTGCTTCACGCATTTTGCGGGTAAGCTTATCAATACGTTTTTTAACAGTAGCACTATACTCTTCTAGTTCATCTTTATTTTCTTTTGTTTCTTCAGGCTTTTCTTCCTGAACTTCAATTTGTGTTTCTTCTTTTGGAACTTCCCTAATATTACTTTCCTCAACAGCTATATCTTCTTTGCTATCTTCTTCTTTCAATGTAATCTCAACGTCGTTTCCAGAAGTGTCTAATGGTATTAATTTTTCTTCAGCCATACTATTCTCCTAAAATAAACTCGCTGGCAGTATATCTTTTGGATGATCAATGACCGCCAGTATTTCATCATCATTCACTATTCTAAGCTCACCACCATC